GATGGAAAAGTAAACCAAGGTTCTAGTGACACTCCACGAAATTCTTATGTTTTACGACATGATGCAACCGATGGTAATAATGGAATGATGATTATGAATAATTCAACATCAATCTCAACAGATAATCTGCTAGGAGGGATTGGTTTTGATTCTAATGATGGAAACGAACCAAGTTCAATATTAGAAGCATCAGTTTATATCGCAGCATACGCGGCAGAGGCACATAGTGCTTTTGACAAAGGTGGTTATCTGGTTCTAGGTGTTTCCCAAATTAACGATGATGATGATACAATCTCAACAGAGATTCTTAGGATGGAGCAAAGTTCAATTACAACAACAGTTCCAATTCATATCAGTGGTTCTCAAACAGAAGGCTTGAGAATAGGAAAGCCAGGTAATGGTTATAGTGAAATACAATTCGAAACAGACGGTGTAGACACAGCGTTTATTCAAGTTGACTCTTCAGAGGGAATGATCATCGGTTGCCAGTCTGTCAATGATGAAATTACTTTTCAAACAACTGATGGTAATGGTACTGCTGAAAGAATGAGGATAGCGGCAAATGGAAATGTTGGTATTGGAACTACCGATCCCAAAACAGTTTTCGATGTTCATCATGATCCAACCGGTTTGGTAGCGAATACAGGTGGCGGAGATGTTGTAAAGTTCGGCTCAGGAACATTAACAACGGGAAAACTTTATTATCTCAATGGAGCCTCCTGGGCAGAAGTCGATGCAGATGCTCCAGCAACAGGAGCAGATCAATTGCTAGGAATAGCAATGGGCTCAAGTCCGACAACTGATGGTCTACTGGTAAAAGGTTTCTTTCGGGCTCATACTTATCTATCAAACTTCTCCGGAGGAAAAGCAGTCTATATAAGCACAACAGCTGGTGGAATGAATACAACGGCTCCAAGCGGAACAGGAGATTTTGTAAGGGTTGTTGGATACTGCACTAACGCAAATGATGTAATCTATTTCAACCCATCATCAACTTGGATTGAACTGTAATGTCTAATTTTACAAAAATAAACGGAATTAATGCCGAGAACGTTGCAAAGATCTTTGGAGTGCAAACTGAAAACATCGCCAAGATAGCAGGAAAGGAACCAGCAGACGCTGGTGAGCCGTTTAGTTTGTTTGGAAATGCAACAGAGTCTGATGGAGTATACAGTTTAGATGGAAATGGAGATTATGTAACGTACAATGGAGACCACAGATTCACAGACCAATTCAGTATATCGGTTTGGTTCAAATCAGATGGAGCAACCTCTGCATTTGATACCATTATAAGTAACCACGATGGTGGAAGCATTGCAAATGGAAACACTTTCTTGCTATATCCAACAGGAAAACTTAGAGTAAAAACCGCAGATAGTGGAACAGGAACGACCGGTGATGCGCTTAATCTAGGTTCCGGCTTAGGAGATAGTAACTGGCATCAAGTTGTTGTAACATGGCAAGCTAACACCACAAATGGAAGAAATATTTATATTGATGGGTCTTTGGTGCACCAAAACACCACAGGAACAGCTGTCTATAGAACCACAGCTCAATCTCTAATGTATCTTGGAGGAATGTGGATATACACAACCAACAGTTTCAGTACAAATGGATTTGATGGAGACATAACTGGATTTAGTATTGTCAATTCTATATTGACAGCACAACAGGTTTCAGATTCATATGTTGCGGATGCTCCATAAGTGATCTAGTTTAATATTATATTCGACATAGACAACAAAACTAAGCCCTCTACATTATTGTAAGGGCTTTTTCTATTTCAACTCACTATTTATTGTGATAAACGTTTATTTAGAATAGGAGATTATAGATGTCATCTATGTTAGAACAGGCTATTGTTGATGCCCAAGCTTTAAAAGAAGCTGCTCTCAAAAATGCAGAGCAAGCTGTTATCGACAAATACTCAACAGAAATCAAAGCCGCTGTTGAAGAGTTACTAGAAGGTAATGACACACAAGAAGTCATCGAAGAAGATATGGAAGTGCCTTTCGCATCTGATCCTTCTCTTGCTGATGACGAACCAGTTGAAATGGAAATGGAATTTGAATTTAATCCCGAAGATTTCCGTCTCGATTTAGAATCAATTAAGCAACAAGCACAGGCGGATCCAACAAGCGCCGGAGAACAGCCACAGGACACCGAATCTCTTGCTGCGGATATTGGTGCTCCCGATACTGCTGAAGAGCCTCCACAAGAGGATACGGGCGGTTTAGAAGGACTTCTACAAGAAGGAGAAGAAGACGATCTTATAAATGAGCTTCTATCTTTGCTTGAAGAAGACGAAGAAGAATTATTAGATGAATCTCTTGTTGTCGATATGGAAGATGTCAAGCATGGACACTTTGTAACAGACAACGGATCAAGAAAATATGATGCTGAAATGGAAATGGCAGCACAACAATCAACAGCTCATAAAGAAGCTGCTGATGAATTAGAAAAAGAGGTTGGAGAATTGAAAAACTCTGTCCTCATGTATCAAGACAAGCAAGATAAAATGAGATCTGTTCTTGATGACATGAAAGGTAAGTTAGAAGAAATGGTTTTACAAAATGCTAGACTATTGTATAGCAATAAAGTTTTACGCGATGCCTCCTTGAATGAGCGACAAAAAGATAAAATTGTCGAAGCTATCGCAACGGCGGAGACTTTGAAAGAAGCAAAGACTCTTTACACAACTCTTAAAGAAACTACAGTGGGAACTCGCAAAGAGCGTGGTCCAAAATCACTTAGTGAGTCAGTACAGAGAAAACAGGTTCTTTCTGCACATCTGCCACGACGCAAGCAAGAAAACATTACTGAGACGCATGATTTTGCTTCCAGAATGAAAAAACTTGCTGGCTTAGACTAATATAATAATATAAAGGAGAAATTAATATGTCTATAATACAAACATTAAGTGAAGGCATTGTTAATCGTGATATGAAAAAAGAAGGGCAAGCTTTACTCACTAAGTGGGAAGCTACCGGTCTTTTGGAAGGTCTTGATACACAACAATCACGCCACAACATGGCTCGTCTTCTCGAAAATCAAGCGAAGGAATTACTTCGCGAATCTAACTCAATGAGCTCTGGTGCTGGAATTGAAGGTTTTGCTTCAGTTGCATTCCCAATCGTTCGTAGAGTTTTTGCAGGTTTGATTGCAAACGAATTGGTATCGGTTCAACCGATGTCTCTTCCAAGTGGTCTTATCTTCTTCCTAGACTTTGTCTATGGAAATGAACTGGCTGGTCAATCTGCAACAGACCCACGTCTTGGTAATACACCCGGAAGATCAATTTATGGTACAGACCAAGTTGCTTCTCAAGTAACAGGTGGTGTTAATATAGTTGATGCTCGTGGTGGATCCGTTTCAGGACCTAGACAACAAACAGGATATGCTTTTGGATCCCCAACAGGATCAGCAGCTTTCTTGACTGGTGCCGTTACTCCAAGTACATTAATAGACTTGGGATCACCTTCTGAAGCTGACAAAAAAGCTCTTCAGTATGACCCAGATCTTTTAGCTCTTGGTTCTGGCTTCAATGCTATTGAACTTACTGTTGCCAAATCTGGATTTAGTAATGCCGATTTTGACAATTTGTCTGCTTTTCAAATTCCAATCTCTGAAGTTAGTGCCCAATTGGCTGGAACTTACACCACAAGCAACACTAGTCAAGTAAGACGTCTTACAAAACTAGACGGAGCTAATGTTAAGTTTTATTTCTCAACAACTGTTTCTACTGCTGCTGCAAATGCTGCTGTGGCAACTGCTCTTGATATTCAACACCCTGAAGCAGACAGCCTTACTTCAACTGCTGATAAGCTTGGAGCAATTGACGGCTTCAACTTCCCATTTGAAGGAAACGGCGACATGCCAGAAATCGACATCAAAGTTGATTCAATCGCGATCACAGCTCAAACCAAAAAGCTTAAGGCTAAGTGGACTCCTGAGTTAGGTCAAGATTTGAATGCTTATCACAACTTGGATGCCGAGGTAGAATTAACTTCTATTCTTTCTGAACAAATTGCTTTGGAAATCGACCGTGAGCTTCTTGCTGATCTTGTAAATGGCGCAACTGCTGCAACATATTACTGGTCTCGTTCTCCAGGTCTCTTTGTAAACAGAGTTACTGGTGCTGAGCTTGGTGCTACTTCTGCTGCTCCTGACTTTACAGGAACTGTTTCAGAATGGTATGAAACTTTGATTGAAACCATAAATGATGTTTCTGCACAAATCCACATTAAGACACTTCGTGGTGGAGCTAACTATGTTGTTTGTTCTCCTGAAGTTGCTAATATTTTAGAATTTACTTCTGGATATCGTGCTAACGTTACAGCTGATGCTGACAAAGGAACCATTGGTGCCGTTAAGGTTGGTTCTCTTTCTCGTAAGTTTGACATAATCGTTGATCCTTACTTCCCAAGAAATGCTATTCTTGTTGGACGTAAAGGTGGTTCTTTCCTAGAATCAGGATACGTATATGCTCCTTACGTTCCACTACAAACAACACCTACAATCTTCGGTGTTGAGGACTTTGTGCCACGTAAAGGCGTAATGACTCGATACGGTAAGAAGATGGTTCGTCCTGATATGTACGGTCTTGTAATCGTTCGTGGTCTTTTAGGTGAAGAAGGTTCTTAATTTTTTTTAAGATCTGAAACCTTTTAGATAAAAAATGCCCTCAACCTTTTTGGTTGGGGGTTTTTCTTTTTAAAGAAACTACTTATAATGAATAGGTCGTTAAGGACCTCAACTTTTTTAATTAAGGAGATTATATTATGTCAAGAGTTGCAAGAAGTGCTCGTGTTGCGAGCAGACAAAGAGTGGAAACTATTACAGCTTCTAAAACAATTGAATCCGCTGAAACAGGTGAATTATATTTGATTGATTTTAATGCTGCAAGTGCACTAACAATTACTTTACCAGCCATGCAAGATGGTGCTTATTTTAAGTTTATTGTTAAAACTAAATTGGTTGAAAACGCTGGGTCTATTGTTATTCAAAGTTCTGAAGCAACAAACGGTGATTTTGTAGGTGGTATTGTTGAGCAAGTATTAAATGCTGGTGATGGAGCAATTTCCTATCAGTTGTGCGGCTCTCACAAGATCTTAACTTTGAATGATGATGTTAACATCGGATCATACGTCGAATGTGTTTGTGATGGTTCAAGTTGGTATATTACCGGCCACATCTTAACTGAGGCTGTTGGCCCTAACGCTGTATTTAGTTAATAGGTGACCTATGGGACGTAAAGCAAAAAGAGCTAAAGTACTCGTACGACAAATGCGAATCACAGGACAAGAGATTGATCCTGTGGTTGCTCGTCGTAACGGTGTAGAAAAACAAAACCAACAACTCATTGACGCTAGAGAAGCCAAAGAAGCAGAAGCACGACGTCTTGTTGAAGAAGCAGAACGCAAAGAGCGTGAAGCATTGGAAGCAAAACAAAAAGCAGAAGCCGAGGCAAAACGCAAGGTTGAAGAAGCCAAACGTAAATCCGAAGCTGCAAAGAAAAAAGCAACTGTAAAGAAAAAGACAAAAACTCCAAAGAAAAAAGAGATTTCAAAAGAGGAATAAACTATTTAGTTAGTAATAATTAACATACGTTGTTAGTCCTCCGCTCTCGCCCCTTGCTCTCTCCAATTGCTTGGGGCTTTTCTTTTTGTAAAAACTAGTTACTTGGAACGGAGGATTCGTGCATGTCATTACCAACCTTAACACCAACATCAACACAATCAGCAATTATATTACCAGTTACCGGAACTAGATCAAATGTTGCCGATGCGTGTCCAATGGGTGTATATAACTCTTCAGAAGAGTTCCTATCAGGAGCAGTAAAACAAGTTAAGTTTACTTACAAGCGTCTTGGTGGTGATGTATTAGATATTGAACTAACAGAGAAGAATGTCTATGCAAATTATGAAGAAGCCGTATTAGAATACTCTTATATAGTTAATCAACATCAAGCCAAGAACTCTTTAGGCTCTGCTTTAGGCTCTCCAACAGCTTCCTTTGATCATCAAGGCGAAGTCACGGCTGGAGCAGATGGCGCTTCACTTAAATATCCAAAGTTTACATTTGATTATGCTTTCAAAATGGGTGATAAGTTTGCCACGGAAGCAGGAGTTGGTGGAACAGAGCCCATCTATAGTGCTTCTTTTGACAGTGTATCCGAACAACAAGACTATGATTTGCAAGATATAGTATATTCCGCTTCATTAGATTCAGGATCACCATTCTCAGGTTCTGTTGGGAACAAAAGAATTAAGATAAGAAAGATGTTCTACATCTCACCTCAACAAATGTGGAGATTTTATGGATATTATGGTGGATTGAATGTTGTTGGAAACATGAGCAACTATGGACAATACGCAGATGATTCTTCTTTTCAAGTTATTCCGTCATGGCAAAACAAAATGCAGGCAATATCTTATGAAGATCACCTCTATACAAGAACTT